ACTTTCTAGTGATCCAACGGTTAGAAAATAATTATCGTTTATTCCAGAAGGCGACAGCATGTTAACGCTACCCATTCCAGCTAGCAAGCCACTGCTGGAACCCGGATTTATTCCAAATATTCCACCACTATCAGACGTAACATATAAAGCTCCACTATTTAAATACATTCCAAACTCTGGCTGATCAGGGGAATATACTACAAGGTCAAGCTCGCCACTATTTAAAAGTCTTGGCGTGTGAACATGACTGCCAGAAGAAATGTGCAAGCTAATATTGCTTTCCCAAAAAGACCTAGAAAGATGATTGTAATCTTCAAAAGAATAAAAAGGAACTGAAGACTCGCCGCTAGGTCTAAACAAAAATGCATAATCAACACTTTGGTCAGTACCCTCACCACTGCCGCGAACAACTATACCACCACCTGAAAGTTGTTCTGGTGTTAAATAAGCGTCTGGTGGATCTCCACTAGAAGCTACGTACAAAACTTTACCTTCGTAATGATTATCTGATATTGTATTAGTAACATCAGTAAACAGATGGCTAATATAGCCGCTAGCAAAATATGCGTTAGAAGAACCTAGATGAAACTTTCTATTGTCAAAAGGAGAAATATTTCCAGAAACATTGATAACATCATGAGAGGTATGATTAGTTATAATAGCTCCACTAGCCAGAACAATATTTTGAGTATGTACATTTTGCCATTTATAATCTTTATGACCAATATCAAAAGTATTATCTAAAGTTGGAGAAATAGCTCCGCTAGATTGAATAACGCCAATAGAGTGGCTATATAAAGTTCTAGTTCCAACTCCAAGCACGAGATCTTCATTTAAAAGATTACCGTATATTAAAGGAGTCAAACCAGATCCAAGAGGATTATCGCAAACATATTCTTCGTTAGCTGGATGATTAGCAATAAATAATTTATAGTTTTCATCTTTTGAATAATAACCAGCGCCATGACCAATCGCTATATTAAAATCACCAGTTTTGTTTCTTGTTAAAGCATAATTGCCAACGCCAACATTTGCAAAGCCGTTAGTATTTGCACTGAGACTGTTGACACCAAATGCAGAATTATTATCACCAAATATATTACAACTAAGGGCAAAAGTTCCTACAGAAGTATTACCACTGCCTTGATAGTTATTTTTAAGAGAAGCATATCCAACAGCCGTATTATCGTTAGTAACATAGCTGTCTAAATGTAGTTTACTTATTGCTTCTTCGCCAACTATAGTACTTCTATTAGACGGCGTATAAAAATTTGAAGAAGTTAATTTTTCAATAGTAATATCTTTTGTACTATCGAGCAACAAATGAACAGAATCAACTAGATCTATTAGATTATGACGAATATCTTCTGGAGAAATTTCTTGATTAGAATTATTACTGATATCCGCATTTATACTATTAACTAACTGATTTTTAGAAACAATAGTCATTGGGTGGTTCTCTCAGGTTATTTTAAGCTAATTTCTAAAGAATTTGTATCAAATTTAATACTATCTCCTGTAAAGATGTTTCTAGGATTTTGTAATTCTGAGTACATTAGTACATTTCCAGAACCAACAAACTCGCTGTCCGTAATAACAATTCCCGAAATAAAACCCCAATTAACATTAGCTGTTGGAAAAGCTAGTTGATTTTTATTTTTAATAAATCCATTTCCATCGTATTCAATATAACCCGGATCTGTCGAGCTATAGTCTCCAGAAACAACAACTCCATTTGGGCCGTAAAAAGATACATCAGGATGAGTTTCTGAAAATGTATATTCAGTTGCAGATTGAACGGCCTCAGTTGATTCAGATATTGCTTTAGCAGAATCTAAATACAGAGGATAGAAGTATCCGCTATTAGGTGGTAAACCAACTCCAGATTCAAAAGAATTAACTTGAAAAGCTGTTGTTGTGTCAGTTCCAATTTGATTCCACACATTATTACCATCAGTGCTACTGCCAAGATTTATTCTTCTATATCCAGTGTCAACAAAAGAAGCTCCCTTAAAAGCTCCAGAAGGAAGTTCTTCAATTGTTTCTCCACTGTCAGTATCTATTGGTACAGTACTTGTTAGTCCAACGGAAATGTTCGATGGGCTTGTAAATGTTTCTCCAAAAAATAAATGTTTCAATATGCCTGATTCAAGATAATCAGATAAAGCAGCCATAATCTTCTCCTGTATAGAGTCCTACGAGGGGGTCATTCTACTGTTATATACACGAAAAAAGCCACCCCCAAGCAAATGAGGGCGGCTTTTCGTTCTGTGCTATTGGTACAGATTAGAATGATCCAAGGATCACTCTACGGTTGTCCAACACGCCAAAGCCAAGCTCTGCAAAGCCGTAATATCCAGCTCGTTGCTGACGATGAAGAGTAGGATCTTCAAAGACTTGCAACTGCTCTTTAACGGGCATTACGAAGCTATCACTAGCGGACTGATCAAGACCAACGACTAGCTCAAGGTCACTAGTCTGAACAGCACCAGTAAGTTCGCCAGTGAAGAAAGTCTGGTATTCCTGACCTTCTCCAAGCTCATCAAGATCATGAAGATTAACACCAAAGATCCGTGTGATGGGAGCGCCACCTTCTGGAGCAGTGTAAATCTCACGACGAGTTACCTCGTCAACCTGATCGAGACCCCAATTGCGAACATCCTCAAGGGCTTCTGGTGAAACGTAGATGTCAGTAAGACGACCACGACCAGTTGAAGCACTGTTACCACCAGAGTTCCTACGCATAACTGTTTGCATGAGAGAAACAAGTCTCTTGCTGAACAATCCAGCGGTTGCGTCACCGTCGAACACGAGAATGTTACGGTCAACGCCAGCAGCGAGGATCGTGTGCCATCCATCGTCGTTCATCTTCTTAGTGAAACCAGCTTCCATGACTTGCATGGCGCGACCAACAATGTCCCAACGAGCTTCACGAGCATATCGGAGGAGGTAATCAACCGAAGATGCAATGCTGTACGTTGGAATCATTACGTAGTCACCTTCAACCGAACGCTCTGGAATTCTACCATGACCGGGATTGGTGTAAGCTACATGCTCACCTTCAAGTCCGGGGCTGATAAGATCAAGAGGAAACTCAGTTGTTGAACCAGCTTCTACGTTGATGGTTTCAAAAATATCACCAAGGATGTTGCCGACAAGGACACCCTTACGAAGTGGAAGCTCAAGCGCTTTAGCGAACTCTCGCTGGGCAGCTTGCGCTACATTTACATCACCATCCCCTGACTGACGCAGGAGACTAATGAATTCATCACTAGGTCTTTCATTAATAGGCATATTATAATTCTCCTTTATGTGTTATGTTCAGGGAAGGTTAACTTCGACTTTTGCGTAACCATCCTCGTCCTTAGCGGACAGGAAACGACCGACTTGATAAGTTCCCACCATGCCGAAGTTACCAGCAGTACCAGTACTTGCGTATGCGCCAGAACCGGCAACGGGAGTTTGTGTTGTGTCAATCGCGTCAGTTACAACGTAACCTTTACGAAGGACAGTTACTTTACCACCCTTTTGTACTTCATCCTTATGTTGATTAAGATGAGTACGGGTGAGATCCTTATTAACTACGTCGTTAAGAAGGACACCAACTGGAACGCCAGCCGTATGCTTCTTCACAAGGTTTACACCCTGATCCATTGCAGCGCCTGATCCAGCTGTATCATGAACGACAACACATCCGCGAGTGGCTGTGCCAGCGTTGTAGAAAAAGCTGATATCAGTCTGAAGTTCATATCTATCTGATTTTAAAGCCATAATTATTTTCTCCTTTAAAATTATTTGCTAAGTACGTTGTTTTCGAGCCATTCAGCGACACTCGCTCTTGTGGCTTCTAGTTCTTGATTTTCATCAGAAGCATCAACTAAAGTAGCTTCAGTTGTTTCTACTTCTTCTAGAGCTTCTTCAGCAGCGACTTCTGCTTCAGCTTCTTCAGCTTCTACTTCTTCTGCTTCTTCAGCTTTTGGTTTTTCCATCTTTGCTTCTTCGTCTTCTTTCTTTTCCATCTTGCCATACTTCTTTTTCATTAAAGCTACAAGAGTGTCGAAAGAGTCGTCGTCAAGAGCGTCATAAGCTACAAGTGATTCTTCAGCTTCATCAGCTTCAAAACCAGCTTCAACCAATGAAGCCTTACGAGATTCGGCTTTTTTCTCGTCCTTCATTTTCTTCATTTCTTTCATCTTTTCGATGAACTCGTTATTCTTAGCTTCAAGACTTTCTTGAAGTTCAGTAATTGCAGCATCCTTAGCCGTGACAGACTCTTCAAGAGTCTTAATTGCTTCAGCTTGTGCAACAATGTCACTTTCAAGCTTTGCGACCGCTTCGGTATGTTCTTTTGAAGTTGCTTCGTCCAGCGAAGCTTGAAGAGTAACGCACTCTTCTTTAGCAGATGCTAGCTCACTACGAACTTCAGCAAGCTGCTTTTCTAACACATTAGTATCACTCATATCTGAGCCTCCTAAAGTTAATAAATCTTCGTTAACACTGTTTGAACTAGCCCTGCTAGCATCCAAAATTACACTTCTAGGATTAGCAGGCTTGGAAACCAAACCTTTTCCTGAAAAAGAAATGTTTTGTAAAGAGCGACCAATCTTCCTGCCTTCGTACTCACCTGTGCCACCATACGCTCTTAAATGTTTTGTTAAAAATGCGGAACCCTCATTTCTATGCAAGATGCTAGCTTTTCCATACTCATCCGTAAGAGCATAATCAAAACCAGCAAACAAGCATTCCATAGAAACGAACCATTTGCCATCTTCTATCTCGGCTATAATTTGTTTCATTCTTTCTCTATTTTCTGGATCTGTCCAGCTATTGTAGAGAACTGCTTCTGAGATAATATCAAAGTCTTTGGGAGCTTCTTCAGCTTCTACCTTATTACCTTCTTTGTCTACTACATAACTACCAGTTATATGACCAATAATGTCATTTTCGTTATGCATAAAATTGAATTGTTTATCCTCTGGTGTATTTCTAGCTGCAAATGTAGCTTCTGGAGTAAAAACATCGTCGTTCTTATTCCAACCCGTAGATACCAAAATTGACTTTATATAATATAAATCAAGTTGTTTGGGGTTAGCGCTTTCCGCTTTTACTTTTTCAGCAAAAGCAATAGTTTCTGCATCACCACCTGTACATAGGATTGCAGGCGCGCAGTACGCTAAACTCGCACTAGACTGCACGAGATCAGCTACGCCATCAGATATTTCTTGTGGATATATTTTCATTATTACTCCTCAACAACATTATACACAAAATAACAAAAATATCATTAATCGTGCATTTTGTGGTCAATATATGAGCCAATTACATATTTTCTGTACGTATCTATATTCATACTTTCAATGTTTACATTTTTGTTTTCAAGATCTTTTGTTAACTTTTGAGGAGCTTTAACATTGTTTTTTAACGACTCATAAATAGTAGCTTCAGAAACATCATCACCAATTTCAAAATTAGTAAATATATCTAGTTTTAATTTTTCTAAATCAGCAAACTGAGCCTTGGTTAGCTGTCTCATGTTCTTCTTTTGATTAACTTCAAGAAAAGCTTTTGTAATAACTTCTGATATTTTAGACCAAGACTCTTCCGCATACACAAAGCATTCTGCGACTGATGGCTTTGATCTTGGTTTTTCAACACGTTTCTTTCTTGGTCCATTATCCAGACTATTTGGTGGTCTACCATTATCTTTAATGTCTGTATTGGTATTACGTTTAACAGATTTTTGTTTTTCTTTTTCTTGTTTTAAATTAATCTGCCCCTGTTTATCCATTTTCTCTATGTCTTGATCATGGTTAGGATTGTGATAGGGGCTTGCCTTGGGAGGTCCAGCACTATCTCTCTTGTCAAGTTCGCGTTTGATCCTAATATTTTCAATTTGAGGAATCTCTTTAAATCTCTCAAGAAGAGTTTCATGACTGATAATATCCCTATCAGCGAGTTGAATGAGAAGGTTCTTTTCAGAGGCTTCGTCAGATAGGGTCATTTGATCAAACTGTATGTGAGCTTTATACCTAAAGCCCATAGCCTTTCGTACAATCTCCAGTTCCTTTTCCCAGAATTTGACTAATCTATCTCTACCATATTGTAGTCTTTCTACTAATGTTTTTAATGATATAAAGTTGTTAGTAAATCCACCGCCATTTCCAGCCATCCCAGTAAGCGTAGGAGGAACTCCAAGACCAGCGTAAATAGCGTTAAGAACAGAAGTATATTTTTCTGATCCTAAAAACTTATGAACATCTGTGCTAGATTCTTGGAATGAAAGCTCTGGACCCCAAACCAATTCCATTGTACCGCCACCCACATTACTAGCTAGAATATCACGCAACTTATTTATAGCGGCTTTATTGGGAAGAATCTTATGATCAAGACTACCTAAAGTCCATAATCTAATATTAGAAATGGCTCCGTCAAGGGCAGAAAGATCTGCTAGTCTCATTTTTTCAAGCATAATAATATCATCAAGAATAGCGTATATCATTGGATTAGCCCATTGTCGCCAATCATCTTTTTTATAATAAAACATGCTAAGTCGTTCTGGATCTAAAGGTATTTCCTTTTCTCCACGAATTAGACTTTGTTTGACATTTGGTGGTAGCGTTTCCAAAACGTGGTTTGGTATGTCTCCAGCCTTAAATTTATCAAAGAAAGAGTTAGTAGTTATTGAATGGTTTTTATATCCCATGAATAAAGACAAGTTTCCGTCTTGATTTTTGACAGTCAAGGGGTTAAAGAAATTATAACGCCACGGTATTTCGTTCTTAGTTAAGTTAGGCACTTCTACTTTAATGTCTGAAGACAAAGCTTTCATGTAGTTATTAAGTTGAGGAGTAACTTTAGCATAGCTACGATAAATAATTACGTTTCCAGCTTTATACAGATTGTTTAGGAACCTTTCAGATCTTTCCTTACCGTTTACATTTCTAAACCATTGTTGATAGAACTTTTCAACGCTTTTATCGCGGTGTACGATGTTAATACCTTGACTGCCAAAATCACCCATCAAATCAATAATGTTACGAATGATTCCAACTTTATCATATGCGTCCATGCACATTTTAATAATCTTACGCTGCTGATTAGGAACTGCTTCGCCGGGACGAAATGCATAATAATCATTAGCGTTAAATCCGGGTCTTACTGAGCGGTTTGGCTCGATATCTATAAAATGTCTATAAGTACTACCTTGAGTCTTGCCTAAGCCAGCATAAGCCTCTACGCTATCTGACATTTTAGACATGGCATCTGTTTTGCTTTGAGAGTCGTCGTCTGACCAAGTAATCATGTCGTCGCTCATTATTTACCTCAATTGGAATGTAATTGGATTATACTAATTAATACACGTTTTTCATGCCATCTTCAAACCAAGCAGGAGCGGTGTACATCTTCTCATCTTTTTTGCTAGAATGTCCACCAGTTGCAAAACCTCCGTAAAATGAGGGTTGTGCAACAGTAGGCATTCTCCCTAAAGTTCTAGCAGCCATGTTAGCCATTAACAAAGCCGAATACCTATCTTTACGTAATTTCTTTTTACGTCCAGTTCCTATAACAACCTCTGGGGTATCCCACCTGTCCCTACCGCTAGTTGTTTGGGTAATCTGTATCATAGATAATTCATTTTTTAATTCTTCAATATCTGTAACACATTCTTCTAGTGTGTCATATATTCTATTTTTCATATTATCTTCGTGTTCAGATATAGCTATACTGACAGGATCAAAGAATGGAAAAAGTAATACTTTATCTTCAAAGTCTTTTCTCATCCCGTGATTTGCCTCGGCTAGCCAATCATACTTGGCAAATTGACACATATCTAATATATGTAAGCCACGTTCGCCGTCAGTATCTTTTTCTTTGTCGTCATCTATAGTGGGCCATATAAGGTGTTCTCCTTCTTGAACCTTATCTTTGTCATGCAAAGCTTCCATAACAGCTATACCGCCACCTTGTGCGTCTAAAGCTATGTGTATACATGGAAACAATTTCATTAAATCTCTAATTTTTCTAGCACAGTATGAATAAAAATCTGTTTCATTAGCATAACCTTTTTTAACTTTTTCCTTATGTTCTGTTCTTGTCGTAGTCCAGCAATGTACTATATTTCTATAGTCAGAATTTACTTCTAATACTACAATGCTAAAATTATCTACTTCTGATGCAGGGTCAACACCAAATATATATTTTTTATCTTTTTGACCTTTTAACTGAGCTTGAAATATTATGTCATTACCTTGCCGATCTTTAATTGTTTCCTTGTCATTGACGACGCATGATTCTATCAAAGAGCGTTTAAAGAAACCTTGAGAGTCTGTTGTAAAACAAGCACCGTACTCCATTTGATATATACCAGTATGGACAGTAGCTTTAGACCTAGCGACTTGATCGGAATCCATAAATCCTTTAGGCAATAATTCGTAGGGCATACGTATGATAGAGTATTGCGTCCAATCAAAATCTTCTGGAGGTTCTTCGCCAAAAATTTCTTTTAGTTTAGATAGTTGTCCACGGCTTTTTATTATAGACTTCCACTTTTTCCAATAAGTGGCGAAATGATTAAAATCGTAATAAGCGGTTCCTGATAAAACAATTTGATTGTCTTTACTTTGTTCTTTCTGTTCTTCCTCTAGTGTCAGTCCTAATTCTTTTGCTTTTTTTTCTGCTGCTACTCTTTTTACGTTTGCTACCGGATCAGAACTTACTGCTGCAAAACCAGCTACAACATTTTCAAATATTTCTCTAGGTATGGATGCAAATTCGTCAGCAATAATGTCGTTAGCTCTTTGACCTCTAATCTTCTGACCATCACCTAAAGGTAAACATGTAACAGTGCTATCGTTTAAACGAAGGGTACACCTGTCTGTGTCTCTACGTGGACCACTATCGCTATCACATATATC